CTGCCGATGCCCGCCTCCGTGCGGCTGTGGAAGGGCAGATACGAGCGCGCCAGCGCATTGCTCACCTGCAGAACCTTGCCGGGCCATTTTTTCTCCGCCGTGCGGCGGCGGATCGTCGACGGCTTGAGCTTCTGCCAGCCGGGGCCTTCCTGCGCGAAGGCATACTCGACCTGGGACAGCAGCTCCGCACTGATGCCGGCCATCACCGGTGTCAGGTCTTGCAGCACGATGGCGGCTTGCTGGAGCGCGGTACGCACCCGTTCATCCGCGATTTGGATCTCGATGCGGTCGGTCATATACTGGCTCCGGGCGGTAGTTTCCAATAGGTACGGTTGCGGTGGCCCGATGTGGCGGGGTCCGCATTATCCGGTTCGAATCCGGCGCCGCCCACCCACCTTTTTCTTGCGCGAATCACGGCACGACCACGTAAGTACCGTCGTCGATGCCCGCGTCGATGTTGATCGTTGGCACCTTGAACACCGTTTCCGTCGCCTCGAGGCCGTCACCGCGGCCGCGCTCGACGACGATTTTCGTGCGCATCCCGTCGCGCGAGCCATAGACGTACAGGAAGTTCTGCTTCCGGTTGTCCCACAGCACCAGTTCCGGGGCGGCCGCATTGCGCGGTAGCGCGAGCCATTCCTCGCGCGAGAGCGCGTTGCCCTGTTGCACGGTATGTCGCAGCGCCTTGGTGCCGCCCAGCAGTTCGCTCTGGATCGCCATGACGCCCGAGCGCATCTCCACGCCTTGCTGAGCGGCAAAGGCGATGTCCTGCGGCCGCATCACGCCGAACGCGATCGTCTGCCCAGCCATCGTACCCGCTGCCGGCAGACCATCCGCGAACGCGCGGTAGTGCTGCTCGACGAATGCCTCCCAGGCCTGCATGCGCGCATCCGACAGCAGCACCTGGCGCACCGCGTCCAGTGCCTCATCCTGACCAAGCGCGGCGGTCGCCTTCTGCAACAGCAGCTCGTCCAGCAGGTGCGACTGTGCCGGCCCGCCGCTGAATCCGGCGGCGGGTCGGAAGCGGATCGGTTTGCCGAATTGATCCGTGGCTTCCAGCTCCGCGATGGAGGCCTGCCGCACCTCGCCCGTGCGCTTGTCCACACCCATGTCCACGATCACCTGCTTCAGGCGCCCCGCGCTCGATTCCACTTTGAGCTTGCGCGCCTGCACCTCGTGTTCGGTCAGCCCGACCACACGACAGCGGCAGTTGTAATCATTCGGCGGGAAGATGAAATCCCACACCGGATCATCGTAGCGGTAGACCTTGCCGTTCAGCGCAGCGTGGCTCGGGCGCGTGCTGGCATCGATCACTGCGATGTACTGCCAGTACGGGTGCGTGGCAGCCGCGGCGCGCAGCGCCTTGTAGCGCGCGCCCATGAACGCCGACTGCGCGTTGGTCTGGTAAATCGTGCGCAGGCGCGGCGGCGAGCCGAGCTGCGCCACCTCCGCGCCGCCCTGGCCGTCCACGATGATCTGCTTGCCCCACCAGCCCTTGGCCTCGAGCCACGGCTGCAGGTCCTTGACGAAATCCTCAACTGTCTTGCCAGCACGGAAGTTGTCGATCAGCCCCGCGCGCATGTCCTTCAGCAAATCGAGGCTCGTCATCTTCGCCACGGTGAAGCTGCGCGCGTGCGCCGCGGCCTGCACGTCGTGCCAGTTCCAGGTGATGGCGTAGCCCTTGCGGCGCAGGTAGGCGATGGCTTCTTCGGGTTCTCGGCCGAAGATCGCGCGGAGATCCGCGGGGGCCGGCGCGCCCGGCATCAGGCGATGCCCCGCTCGTGCTCGGCGTGCAGGCGAGCCCACACATCGAGTGCAAAGAACATCCGCTCGAGCGCCTCCTGTAGCTCATCGTTGTGCAGGCCCGGCAGCGCCTTGCTCAAGTGCTCCAGGAGCTGCGCTTCATCGCCCCCTTGGTGCAGCGCCTCGAGGAGCGGGGCGAGCAACTGCTCGGCCTGCTGCTGCAGGCGCTCATCGGGCAGCGCATCGACCAGCGCGTCCACCGCGACCTGGTCGGGAAAGGGCGTCGCCGTCAGCCCGATCTGTGCGGCCAGCACCGCGGTGCCCTGCACCGGATTCGGCTCGGCCACACCGCCGCCGATCACCGCCTCACCGCCCTGCGGTGCCGGGATGCCCAGTTGCTCGCGCGCCCATTCGAGCGGCACGTCGATGTTGAGCTGGACCGCCACCTGGATATTGCGCGCGGTCTGCGCGACCTCCGCGGGATCGCGCGTGTCGAAGATGAGGCGCGGCGCGCGGCGCGGATCGTCGTAGCCCGCGCGGTTCAGCACCAGCAACGGCCACAGCAGATCGCGCGAGAGCGTGCCGGCAAGCTGGCGAGCGTCTGCGGCCTTGAGATCCTGCCTCACTTCGTTGTGCACGTTGCCGAGCGCCATCGCGCCCCCGCCCGATTCGCTGGTCTGTGAGGTAAGCGTGCCGCCCAGCACCGCCTTGCTGATCGTGTCGTCGCACTGGCGCATCATCGCCAGGAACGGCGCCTCGCTCCCCTCGGCCGCTTTCTGGAATTCGATCGTCATGCCCTCGGGGATGATCCCCGCGGCGCTGTGGCCGAGCTCCGTCACCGCGCGCAGGAGCGAGGTCTTCTCCGCCGCGGCGGTGCCCGGCGGGTACTTGCCGAGGCGAATCGGCAGCCCATAGATCTCCAGCAGCTCCGCGAGATCGCGCGTGGCGTAGTGCTTGAACAGGTACGGCCACGCGAGTACCCGGAAGAGCCCCGTACGCGCGACGTAGCCGCTGCGCGCCTTCGGGCGGTGCAGCAGCCAGCCGAAGGGCAGCAGCGCCTCGCCCGTGGGCGATTGCAGCGTGCGCAGGCGGAGTTCGTCCTGGTTGTCGTGCGGCAGCAGGAACCCGGTCTGCGGGAAATGCTTGAACGTGCGCACCAGCCACTCGGGACCGCTGCGCGCCCACTCGAGCTCGACCGCCGCGAAGCCGTGGCCGATCCCGTCGGCGAGATCGAGCAGCAGTTCCTCCCAACCCTCGAGACCGGTGACCGCCTCGGTGAGCCACGCGACGTCCTTCTTCTCCCCGCGCGATGCGTTGCGCGGCGGCTCGATCCGCCACGGGATGGCCGCGAGCACGCGCTTGCGCTTACTCACCTCCGCGAAGAGATGCGCGTCCCGCTCCTCCATGTCCATGAACAGTTCGGACTGGCCCCGCAGGTTACCGTGCTCCGCGGTCTCGAGGATGCGGGAGAGCTTCAGCGGCGTGAGGTTGCGGCTCGGGTGATCGGCGAACTCCCGGCGCAGGTGCGCGACGTGCGCCCGCTCGCTCTGGGGCTCGGACAACACCTCGCGGCGCAACGGATTGCCGTAGATATCGATCAGCGTTGCCACGGTGTTCTCTCCCTCTCAGTGTTACCAGGCGCCGCCGAAGGCGCCGCGCATGCCGGCGTCGTCGCTGTCGTCAGCACGCTTGCCGGGCGCGGCCTGCCAGGCGAACTCCGCGACCAGGTTCAGGCTCGCGAACCACGCAAGGCACAGCGCCACTGCGAAATCGCCGTGACGGTGGAGATCCGCGTCCTTGATGTCGCGCGTTTCCTTCACGACCTGCGGGATGCCGTCCACGTTCTCGACCGCGCGCAGATCATCGGCAAGCGCCGCATCGCGCGGGATGTCGATCTGCCGGTCTTCGAAGCCCTGCACCATCTTCGGCATCCAGAGCCCGTACCAGGCGCGGTTCAGCTTTACCTGGTGCACGCGCGAGCCGAACTGGTCCGCCGTGTACTCCGCGATGGTTTCGCCGCTCCCCGTCGCATCGATCGCTTCCCCCGACCAGCGAGGCAGGCGGCGGTTGATGTGCCAGAGCAGATCCTGCTGCTGGCGCGTCGGGACCTTGTGCATCTCGACCACGAACGGGACCGAGCGGCGCAGCGTCGGCTCGATCGCGATCGGCACGAGGGTGGAGAAGTGGCGGTGACGCGCGAAGTCGAAGCCCATCACGTGCCGGTAGGCCGCATTCAACGCATCCAGTAGCGGGTCCAGCTCGGCGGCAATCCAGGCGTCGAGCCACGCCTTGCGCTCGTCGGGGTGTTTCTGGGTGAAGTCATCGTCCAGCACCAGGCGGAGCACGGGCCGTTCCTCGCGCATGGCCTCCTCGATCCACACGCCCGGCAGCAGCACGCCGTTGCCGTCGCGCGGGATCGCGTCCAGTTCTTCCCGCATCGCGGCCTTGCGCGGGCCGTAGGCGGCGCGGATGTCGTAGTACCACTCGGCCTTCGCCGCCGCGGTCGGCTGCTCGCCGCGCAGCCAGCAGCTGCGCTCGTAGAGGCCGTTGGCAACCGCATCATCGAACGTGCAGGTGAAGACCGCTGCATTCGCGCCGTAACGGCCGTTCTCGATATCGGTCACGAACTGGTGGAACGGGTTGTTGCGGCCGTTGTGGCTGCTGATCACGACGATGCGTCCACCCCAGATGAGAAGCGCCGTGGCGGCATCGAGCACGCCCTGGACGTCCGGGTGGAAGGCGGCCTCGTCGATGATGACCAGCCCCTGGAGGCCGCGGATATTGGCGGGCCGGGAGGAGAGCGCCGTGATCTGGAAGCCGCTCGCGAAGCGGATGCGGTACGCGGTGATCTGGCGGCTGCGGCCGTTGTCCTCCTGGTCTTCGAACAGGAACTCCTCGATCCCGCTGATGCCGGTGTTCTGGGCTCTGGCGATGACACGCGCGAACTTGGCGCAGTAGCCGACGAACTCAAGGCCCTTCTCCTTGGTGTCGCCGATGTAGTAGACGTTGTCGCCGCCATCGGCCTTGCGCGTGGCCGCGGTGATGGTGGAGTCCAGCGCGAAGGCGAAGGTGATGCCGGTACGCCGCCCCTTGGGGACCGCGAAAATTTTCTTGGTGCGCGCGAGGGTAATCGCCTGGCCCTGGTGCGCCATCAGCACGCCATCGGCCAGCGGATCGAAATCGGCGGAGATCTCGCGTGCGCGGGACGGTAACTCGTCGAACTCGACGATGCGCTGCGTACTCGAGAGCGGCTTCAGGGCCTCCACGGCTCAGGTGCCCTTCAGGAATTGCTCGCGCCAGAACGCTGCCTGGTCGGCGGTCATGCCGCGCGACTGCACGGCCGCATCGAGCTTCTGCTCTTGCTCGCGCAGGAGCTCCTGACGCGCGGTCTCGCGCACCTCCTGTGCGTGCTTCTGGCGCGCGATGTCCGCGCGGGCCAGCGTGGCGATGTGCTTGGCCGCTTTGCCGAGCAGCTCCACGCGTTCGAGCGGGTCGGTCTCGTCGCTGGCGGCCTGCTGGAGCGAGAGCAGAGACTCGAAAATGTCGTGCTGCACCAGCGCGATGATCGCGTTGCTGCGATCGGCCGCTTCATCCGGCGCCGCGGCCACGATCAGCTTCGCAGCCTCGGTACTTGCCTT